ATAATGTTTACTCATATTGATATTGAACTTCCCCAACTCGAAAGAGAAACAATAGATGGGGTCAGATATTATACTTTGCCTTACGGTAATAAAAAATTAGTGTCCATCACTTCTGTTATTAGTCATTATAAAAAAGATTTTTTTGATGGATGGAGAAAAAAAGTAGGTATAGAAAAAGCGAATAGGATTACAAAAAGAGCAACAAGTAGAGGAACTGATACTCATTCTTTAATAGAAAGATATTTGTTGAATGAAGGTTTACCATCTGTTCAACCAATATCAGAGCATCTTTTTAATATAGCAAAACCTACTCTTCGTCGCATTAATAATATTCACTGTTTAGAAAGTTCTTTGTATAGCGAAGTTCTAGGAGTTGCGGGTTCTGTTGATACAATTGCGGAATTTGATGGCGAACTTGCTGTAATAGACTATAAAACTTCAAAAGAACCCAAACCAGTTGATTGGATAGAAGGATATTTTGTTCAAGCAATGTTCTACGGAATGGCGCTTTATGAAATGACTGGTATTCAGGTTAAAAAATTGATTATTATAATGACTTGTGAGAATGGTGAATGTGTGGTTTATGAAGAATACGACCTTAAAAAATATATGAAGTTAGTAGTTAAATACATCAAAAAGTTTGTTGATGATAAATTAAATGAGATTAATAAATAAAAGTGCCTGTAGGTCGCATTATAGGTAGAGAGGGAGCAGAAATGCTCCTTTTCTTGTATAAATAGTATTGCGATCTACAGAGAAGAACTATGGAAACTCCAAAAGAGTATCACTATGTCTATTACTCCTATGAAGAATGGGGTAGAGGTTATTTTGGTAGTAGAACCTGTAAATGCTTACCCGAAGAAGATGTAAAGTATTTTGGTTCTTTCAAGGATAAAAACTTTAAACCAACTCAAAAGATAATTCTTAAAGACGACTATTCTACAAGGGCAGAAGCATATGTTGATGAGATTATCTTACAGCAATATTATAAGGTAGTAGAAAACCCACATTTCACTAACAGAGCATATCAAACTTCTACTGGGTTTTCCACAAAAGGAACAAAACATTCTAAAGAAAGAATATTAAAATTAAAAGAAAGATTTTCCGGAATTAATAATCCAATGTATGGAAAAACGCATTCAGAATCTGCAAGACAAAAAATAAGTGAAAATCTAAAAAATAATAACCCTATGAAAAATTCAAAAGTCGTTGAAAAATGGAAAATCTCCAATAGTGGAAAAAATCATAGATTATATGGAATATCTAGATCGCAAGAAGAGAGGAATAAACAATCAATTTCTAGTTGTAAATATTTTTATGAAGTAATTGATCCAAATGGAAACATTTTTTATGTAAGAAATATGAAAAAATTTTGTATTGAAAATAAATTAGATGATGGCGCTATGGGTAAAGTTGCAAATGGAAAAGCAAAACATCATAAAAAATGGAAATGTAGGAAAATAAGTGAAGATGAATACAATAGTTTTGTTATTTCTTCTTGACTGATTAGACTTTTTAATGATATAATAAATACAACATTATTAAACTTATGAATAATATTATAGAAAGTCTTTTAGAGATTAAAATAGAGAATATGAAACCAGAAAAAAAAGATTCTAATGTGTATGACGACATATTAAAAAAAGAAATCAGCGACAAGTTTTTAACACCTTCCAAGTTTTCATTAGAGATTGAGAGGATTGTTGTCGAAGAAGAATGTAATCACATCGACGCCATATTGATGTTTTGTGAAAAAAATGATATTGAGATTGAATCAGTAAGTAAACTAGTCTCAAAACCATTAAAGGAGAGATTAAAGTATGATGCGATTAGTCTTAATTTTATGAAGTCTGTTTCTAAATCCAAGTTGCCTATCTGATCGTGAATAAATATTAGTGCCTGACTTAGGTGACACTTTTCAGGTGGAAAAGGGCATCAAATGCCCTTTTCTTGTATAAATACTTATGTCACCTAAGTTAACATTAAATGAAAGTAATTATTTACTGCGCCCATTGTATTTCTACTGGAAAAAAATATATCGGGCAAACCAGAAAAGAATTAAAAGAAAGAATAAGACAACATAAAAACTCTTGTTATAGGAAAAAATGCAAAAATGTTAAATTTTATAATGCCATAAAAAAATATGGCTGGGAAAATTTTATTTGGGGAATTGTGGAGGAAGGTGATATTGATATTTGGAATGTTAAAGAAATTTATTGGATTGAAAAATATAAAACATATGAAGATGGGTATAATTTAACTAAAGGTGGAAATAATAGAATAGTTTATGAACCACAATGTAAAGAATTTGAATTGATGTCGCCAACTGGTGAAATAGTTAGAGGTAAAAATATTAGAAAATTTTGCTTAGAAAATAATTTAAATTCCTCAAACATTTATAATATTTTATTAGGTAAAGGGAAATCTTGTAAAGGATGGAAATTGCCAAATACGGAATTAGTCGGCAAAAAATCATATGCCTTGACAGCATCACGAGAATATGAGATAATGTCACCAGACGGGAAAATAATTAAGGGTAGAAATGTTAGTGAATTTTGCAGAAAAAATAATCTAGAATCTAGTGCTATAACTAATATTTTGAATGGAAAACTTTATTCTTATAAAGGTTGGAAATTACCTTCTACAAAATTAATTGGTGGGGAATTAACTACTAAAAGATTGGAAAAAGAATATAAATTAATTTCTCCTGATGGGATTGTATTTCAAGGTAAAGGTGTTAGGACATTATGTAAAAAATTTAATTTAAATGAAGGTTCTATAAGTGAAGTTTTGAATGGAAAAAGAAAGCACTATAAAGGATGGAAAAAAATTTAATGGCACCTTTTCAAGTTTTTTGCGAGTATCTTGCTTTAAAATCTCATTTCACAAATCCCAAATATGATTATTTTAAGTACAATAAAAAAGTAAGAGCATCATTAACCTCATTTAATAAACGCAAGGACCGATACTTCTTCGAGAGAACATCTAGAAAGTATCAAGACAAAGAAATCGTAGACTTTCTGGTATCAAACTTTATATCTGCCGACAATCCTAGTAACTTATGGATCGGTGAGATCATCAATTCTGGAGAAAAAATATATACCGAATGGATGAAACGGCAGCAGAGCTTGTCGTACTTATTCAAGGAACAATCGACAGAGTTATTCTCAAAGGTAAGATTAGAAGATATCTTTGATTGCTCTAAAGGTCATCCAGTTATTCTGAAAACATTCTTAAGAAATGAGTTATCGATTGAAAATCTAGTAATCTATGAGACAATATTTTCTTTCCGTAGTATCTTTGACAAAAAACTTTTAGATCCTATGTGGGAGACAGTATCTCTAAAGATCCGAAAGTATAAACCCTTTATACATATTGATGTGTTTTCTTATAAAAAAATCTTACGAGACATTATAAATGAGTAGTTTTTTTAACTCTGAACTGATTCAGAAAGAACTTAAAGAGATTAGTGAACTTCAAGAGTTTCTTTATGGAAGTATATTTACTTTTGCGATTATGCCTCGTGAGGAAAAAATAAAACACATCGATAAAATGACCGAACTGGTTGAAAAACAGCAGATTATGTATACTCGGCTATCTTTGTCTGATGATCCTGAAGCAACTGAAATCAAGGAAAATCTAAAAAAGTCAGTTATATTAATGGGATTTGCCGAAGACACCGATATGAGTGTTCTCTTTAGCAATATAAAAAAAACAATCGAGGAACTTAAAAAGTATCTTGACTGACCGGTCATTCTTTGCTATAATATCCAAGTACATCAAGCACATCTAACTTATCTAAAAAATCCTATGTCTTTTGCAAATCTAAAAAAACAATCTAAACTTGGTTCTTTGACTGAAAAACTAGTCAAAGAAGTCGAAAAAATGAATACCTCTGGTGGAAATGATGATGATCGTCTATGGAAGTTGACTGTAGACAAAGCAAATAATGGTTATGCCGTGATTCGGTTTCTTCCTGCACCCGATGGCGAAGATCTGCCGTTTGTAAAACTCTATTCTCACGCTTTTCAAGGACCTGGCGGTTGGTTGATCGATCAGTGTGCGACTACTCTCAATCAAAAGTGCCCTGTATGCGAACATAACGGGCAACTATGGAACTCTGGAGTTGATGCAAATAAGGAAGTTGCCCGCAAACAAAAGCGCAAACTGACTTATATTAGCAATATCTATGTTGTCAAAGATCCTGCGAATCCCGAAAACGAGGGTCGGGTGTTCCTCTTTAAGTATGGTAAGAAAATCTTTGACAAACTTACTGCTGCGATGCAACCAGAGTTTGAGGATGAGGAATCAATCGATCCATTTGACTTCTGGAAAGGTGCAAACTTCAAGCTGAAAGCAAAGAGTGTTGCTGGTTATCGTAACTATGATTCGAGTGAGTTTGCTGCTCCTGGTGCTCTTCTAGACGATGATGATGCTCTCGAAGCACTCTGGAAGAAGCAGTATTCTCTGAATGAGTTTATTGCTCCCGATCAGTTTAAGTCTTATGAAGAAATGAAGAAGCGTCTTAATGCTGTTATGGGATCCAAGAGTTCTTATCGCGTTGATGAAGAAGTTGAAAATGAAGAAAACTATCGTGGTTCTGCGAAAGAACTAGATGATGATCTTCGTAGTCAACTGAATAGTCTTTCTCCCACAAAGGCATCTTATGAGGATGATGAAGACAGTTCTGACCCGATGTCATATTTCGCAAAGTTGGCCTCTGATGACTGACTTATAATATAATAAAGGGAGGGAAACCTCCCCTTTTTTATGGGTTTGAGACTCTTGTATTTTCCGTTCTGATTAAAGTATCATTTACATATTGAGATGAACGATCATAGATCAGTTCTTTTCTTGTGTCGATAATCGCTTGTTGCAAATATTGTGGTTTTAGAATATAGATGCCTCTTTTGTCGTTATTTTTTCTTACTTCGTATTCATAGTTACTAATGCCGATTACAGGATTGATTGTTTGTGTCGGTACATTAGGATCAGGAATCGTAAAGTCCGAATCAACAACTTTACCTTTTGGAAATATTAGTCTATCGAGAGAATCACGAACTTCTTTAGTCTCATAATGATGAATACCATTAAGTTCGTTTCCATATATTTCTTCAGCATAATCGTATATTTGTTTATCAGAAAGAGGCCATTCATTTCTTACATTAATAATACCAGCACTTATTAATACAATCCAATCATATTGAGTGCTTCCATAAACTTCTTTTGCTACAGTATCAGGTCTTTCACCATCTTTGATTTGATATTTGTTAAAGACTGTGAATACATTTTGCAAATCATCACGAAGTTTAACACGACGAAATATATTTTTAACTAACAAATAATCATTAGAAGATCTTTGATCTGATAAAAATGATTGATACTCTAAATTGGGTAACTCGCGGAAATATGTCATTTTTTTAGTATCCAGTTCCTGTTAACTTGAACTTGCCATCATTTTCAACATAATCTTCACGATAAATTGGAGTAAGTTCTTGGAATATTAACCCCATTTGCATATGAACGGGTGTTGCATCAGAATATGTTGCGTAAGTACCAGAACCTGTATAGTTCACGGTCATTCCAGTAAGAGCACAAATCTTAAAAACATTAAGATATGGATGAGGTTTCCCACCACTCATATACTGAAGTCTAAAGACACTTGGAGATTTGAGAAATAAACCTGAGGCATCACCTGAGTCAAGACCTTTTTTCGCTGCCATTTCAGTCTTAAAGAGTCTTATGATTTCTTTAACTTGATCTGATTCTTTTTTGGAACGAGGAACCATATCAAACTGAAACTGAAATCCAGGTCTAAGTGCAACATTATTAAATAAAAGTTCAATATTTTCATTAAATACTGCTCCGGTGTCTCTTGCTAAGGCAGTACGAAATAAATCTTGATCTCCTGCCCCTACAATTTTTTGTGCTATTTGTGATGCAAAAAAAGTTTGTACTGCACTCTGTCCCGTAGCAGTTTTTGCCGCATTTGCTCCAGCTTGAATAACATTACCAATAGTGTCTATTGCTTGACTGAAAAGATTCTGGCTAGCAATCATTTCTTTTGAGGCACCCATAGCAACAGTAGCCAAAGGTCCCATAGAACCTTCAGACCAAGAAGCTAGATTAGAATCTGAAATACCTTCTGGAATAGGAAGAATCACAGAACCTTTGATTTCTTTAGTTCCATATCCAGCAGTATCAGAACTTGGCTGAGCAAAGGTAGTTAGTGTGGTATTCAATCCTGGTGGTATATACTCAAGAATATCGATTTTCAGATAA